ATCAATACTAATAGGATTAGGACTATTGATTATAAAAAATTCCAATTTTACTGCATAACGATTGTCGTCCGGTGATGGTTTAGCAACAACTTTAGATACACTGACTCTAGGTTCAAAGTTAGCAATAACTTCTGAAATTGCTCTTTCTAGTTGTGCCGCAGTGACAGTATCAACCATCTCAAAAAGAAGGTTGCGAACGCCTGAACCAATTTCTGGTCTAAATGGTCGTTCATAAAAATTAGTCAAAACCAGATTTTTGACCGAATTTATTACAGCATATTCATTGATATGCTTGGTAACATCCTTCTTAATTGGATGTATACCAAAGTTTAAATCTAGGTCTTTAAAAGACCTTTCAGATTCAATTCGTGGATTATTTGAGGTTATTGTTGTTGACATCTTCTATTTATTCATCCTCCAGCGAAAACATTACCAGAACCAGAGGTCAGGGTATGGCCAGAATATTGATCACCCTGTCTTCCAATACCTTTTCCATTAACAAATACTGTGCTCGAAAACGAAGTTAAAGGCACAGTATGAGGTACACAAGAACTTCCGGAAGGAATCAGATGCACTTGACACAAATCTCCAGCACGAACTGCACCAATACTATTCACAAGAACATCAGAAGAACCTTGATCAGTCACAGTTGTAGCATCACAACCATGACCTGTGGATACCGAATCTGTTCCTGATTTGCGGGCGACTGCTGGCATTATGGATTTAAATCTATCTTAGGTGCTTTGAGTGTCATATTTCCACCTGATGTTATCTTACATGTGCCACCAATATCTGCTTGATAGTTACCACCAACAGTCATTTGCACATTACCATCAACAAAAATGGTAACATCACCTTTAACATAAACTTGTTCGTTGCCAATAACAACTTCAAACTTATTTCTTTGTATTCTCTCAGAACGATCACCTAATGGACCATACTCAACATAAGAACCTGATCTATGATATAAATGAATTCGTTCGGCATCTTTGGTATCATCAAACTCTAATGCATGACCAGATTCAGATTCATACACATTATTGTATGGATACTTGGCAGCATAATAAGAATTAGGTTCAACTTTACTTGCCCTCTTTGCTTTCTTTGCTACATTAATTGCTGATGGATAATCAGATTCGTTCCTTGCTAAACGTGATGTTGTCGGTTCATCTAACTTCCGTGGATATGTTGTTGCTGACTCATCAGGTTTTACTGGTGCTGCGGTCAACTGTGCCGAAGTTCTTGGATCATTGAATGCTTTTTGCGAATTGCTTTGTTGTAGTGGAATACTAGGAAATGTACCTAGCATTATAGGCTCTTGAGCATTCTCACCATCAACAAAGAAACCAAATACCATATCACCTTCTCTAGGTGTATACACATTACTTGAGTTTATCGGTATGCTAGGCATTGCCCATGGTAAACTATTTGTTGGAAGTTGCATTTTATTTGCCGAGTGCCATCCAATACAACGTACTCGACACCGACCAAGTTTCAAAGGGTCTTGACGATCTTCGACTGTGCCTATCCACCAGATAAACCCCATTTTACCAGCAAAGTCTTTTTCATCATTATACATTATGCAAAATTTTCCAATGCTTGATTTTGTGCTGGATTGCTAGTAAGATCAACTGAATTGGTGGTCGAATCTGTGACTACCTCAATTACAGTTTCATGTTTACTGTTTGTAATAATGTGCCTTGTTGCGATGATCAAATATTTGCCTTTGATGCTTTCATCTTCATTTATGTTACCCACTGCTTTTTTCGAAAAACTTGGCGCAGAAAAAAACACATTGAAACCCGATGTCAACTGAAAGTTGCCTGGCATTACAATTTTTATTCTTTTACCAACAAGATTTTTTAGAATTGCTTTTCTCTGGAAAAGGTAATTCTCATATGACTCAACTTTAGATAAAGATTGTGGATCATTTTTTTTGATGTACTCACTAAACTTTCGAGCGGCACCAAAAAAACTTAATACCTTTCGTGAATCAATTGTGGATAAATTAGTTGTATTGTCACGATTAAAAATTTCCGTCACATTTGGATTTTCATTTCCGTGGTCCATTGAACCATAGTGATCGCCGTATGTGATTGGTTTTGCCATGTAAGTTTTAGTAAGTGGATCGAAACCAATAAACGTTCCAGCGTTTACACCACTTCGTGTTTTATCAATACTATCGTTTTGTGTTATTACCTCAAAAGAACGGGCACTACTCATCTCTTGAAGTGATGTCGAATTCTTTAAATTTTTAGGATCAAATCGGATATCAAGTATCTCTGGATATGAAAGCAGTGTTGACAAAGACACAAAATTGAAACCTACAATATTGCGATAAAACATATAGTTTGGTGAATTTCTATCATCAACTGCTCTCTTAGCACACCACTCGATTGCTTCTAATGGACGCAAGTTGGGTATAACTACTTTTCGAATGCCTGAAGTATTTTCATGTAACGCACGATTTGATGGTGCTACTTTTAAATAGTGTGTTAGAATCTTTTCAACGATGTTTGAATATGTTGTTTCATAACTTTGATTCACCCTCTGTTGATCGGAAAACATCAACTCGTCGGAAACAAAATGAAGTATGTACTTTTCACTATTTTGATTTAAGTTTTTTCTATCCGTTTGCTTATAGATTCGGAATGCTTCTTTGAATGCGGCAATTTGACCATCTTGGTCTTTTGTAATATCAATCTGAATAACTTCGGATCCGTCAAATAATAATTTACCAGAAAGACCGATAGAATCGGCAATCAAAATGTTACCAGATAACACGGGTAGCATCAACGAATCAAATATATTCAACTCTTCAAAAATGCCTGTAACTTGTATAGGACCACCTTTAGTAACTATAGAAATTTCATTTACTTTATACTGAGTCGAATTTGATACAGTTAAATTCATTGACTAATCACTTTTCGAAATTCTTTATCCACTGCTGATGCAAAGTCATTTTTTAAAAGCCTTATCTCCCTTTTTGCTTCGTTCAAATCTTCTTCATATTCATAATGTGTTTTAATATTTTTTGTTATGTTTTCTGTAATTTTTGTGCCACTATTTAAAGTGTATGTGGCAGTAGTTACTGGTAAAGCAGTATGTGTGGCCTCATCAATTTGAATTGTTTCAGTTACAACTCTACTATCAATTGATGACGATTGCTGTGTTCGAGTAATAATTTTATAGTAAGAGTGTGGATGTGCCTGTGATTGCGCCCATGCTAGTCCAGTCATAGCAGGACTATCAACAGCACCATTGGCAGCATACTTATTACTTACGTATTGTATAAATGCGCTGTATGGTAAAGGCCAATCATATTGAGGATCAATTATATCATTGAACAATAACACCATCCAGTGTCTTTCTGGATTATCATAATACTTCGCCGCAATAATCTCTGGAGTGTCAGAGTCTTTAATCTGATATGGATAAAATGCTGACGAATTCTCTTTCAGTTCTGCCTCAAATCCAAAACGAGCAATTATATTCGTAACTGTATCTAAAGAAGTTACATTGTTTGCGCCTGAAGTATAAAATGTTTTAGGATAAAAATTGAAAAAACTAGCCATTTATATTCCCATTTGATTACCATATCTTGTAGAACGTTCCTGTGAAGTTGTTAAACTCAAATCTTCATTGAAGTCTTGTTTTATTAGATATGTTATTTCGGTAAATTGGAGTGTCATTTGTATCGCAACAGGCATACCAGTACGACCTATTTGTGGATCATTCTCACCAGGAACTTCATATGCTGACCATCCATTTGGCGCATAGTTCAAAGTGATATCATTGAGAACGCAAGTTGCGACTGGCGGTATATTCGGATTTTGTTTGCCACCATAATAGAATTTTATATCAAACTGTGATGGCGGTATCAATAGACCATCTTGTTTATTACTATTGGCAAATGTACTCAACTCTGGTGCTTGATGGTATCTAAAGCGGTTGATAATTTGTTGAACTTGAAGTGCTTCAGATTCACTACGTGGATAGAAGAAAAAGTCAAACTGGAAATTTCTAAATCCTGGTGCTGTGTATATCAACTCCATCATTGGATTAGCAACTTTACCAGTCACGCCAAGAATAGAAGCACGACCAACATCGCCACCACCTAAACTTTCAACGAATCTTGATCCTAACGTTTGTGCAAGACCAGACTTTAGTGCTGCTTGAAATGCTTGTTTTCCTTTACCATTCCTATATGCTTCAACTAATCCGGGTGCGGCAACAGCAAGTTGACCGAGAATTTCTAAACCTGGTTTCAGGTCACTATACGATTGTGGATTACTAAATGCCAACGTGTCTGGCATGTACAATGCAATTGCATCAGTGGTTAATGTTGTACTTTCAAAGTCATAGAAGCCTTTTCTATCTTTCGTTATCTCTTTAACCGAATTATTAATAACGTTATTTGTGCCTTCGGTGCTTCCTTGATTTGTAACTTTTGGACCAACATTTAAGAAATCACTGACTTTGTTTGCTATGGCATTTGTGCCATACTTTTTGGAAATTTGACTCGAAATCTTGTTGGAAAAGTCATCAATTTTTTTTCCTATATCAGTACCATAGTTGACTTTATTGATTGTTCCTTGAGGTTGAGAAGTTCCATTTCTCATAAT